GACATATTTGGTAGTCAGCTAAAAGCCAGAGAGCTCTGGAAACGTATGACCGAAAAGTACTATAGCACGGATGTCGAGTTTACTAATAATGCCCGTGGCAATTCTCCCGTTCTAGGATTTGGCGTTAAGTTATTTGGCCTAAGACCACTTCGCAAGCTAAAGTTTAGGGAAAGACTGAACCTTGTTGAGCAGCCTGAGTCAGAGACCAATAAAAGGATCATGGTGAGAGCAAGGAAAATGGAACAGTACAGTAGAGACGTTCTAGCTCTGCATGAGTCCTGTAAAAGTCAAATCAAATCTAAAGCCGACGAACTGATGCATGACGTTGAGGGCGATCAAGCGTTGACAGGTGGTGGCTTCGATAATAATAAGATCGGAGACATTCATAAAGCTGCTCTTAACTTTATCATCAAAAGTAATTCCGAATTCGCTTACGAGGACTCCGAGCTGTCCAAGTTAGTGGTTGAGGGGTGTAAGAGTTTGCAAGAATTCTTGATCAATAAAGGATTACGACTCGGAAGTTTAGAGCCAACTGGATTAACAAAAACAAGGTACGAGCAGGATACTGATGGTATGATCGGTTTCTCTACTCTACTCAAAGGTAACGCACCATTAACGAAAGAAATTTCGCTTCGTTGGTTGAAAAGATACGGGGTTGATACGAGACCCTTTGTTGGAAGGGCCACTACCGACAAGAATAATGGCGTCACTTATCCATATAGAGTAGTGGACGGTTTAGTTCACATTCTGGATAATATGATAGTTACCGAGAAAGAGTTAATCAATTTCGTAATTTTATTAGCGCGTATTCAGAAAGCCGGGTATAAAAGGGACGGTTCAAACCTTATCTCAAAAGATGGGAAGGCTAGAGTTGTTCAGCCCGGTGGCGATATACCTGGAGCGTTGGAAGCTATGCTTTTTACGGCATTTAATAATGAGCTGCAGAGGCTCAAGGTTCCAATACTCGTTAGCCTGCAGGATAAAGCAACCAGAGTGCAAATTTTGAAAGCAGACATTCAGGAAGCAAATTCGAAAGGATATGATTTTTTAGCGGCTGATTGGTCTCAGTATGACGCTACAGTGAAAGGTGGTATCCTAGCCACTTTAATACAGTTAGTAGTCAAGCCGTTTTATAATGCTAGATACTATGATTGGGTGGATGCCGTTACATACGGTCTAATCTTTAAGTATTTAATATGCGATACATCACTCTGCGGTATTAATTCCGACTTGTTCGCATTGGCAAAGTCAAGCGGTGCCAGCTTTGAAGAAGGACCATTTACTATTTTTGGCCTCGTAGATGGACTTCAATCTGGTGCTAAATTTACTCATGTCGGTGGCTCTTTGTATGGGTCAATCGTCATCCATTATGGAATACCCCGTCT